CGGGCTACACTTTTGAAATAAGTATTAGGCACACTTGTCAATGTAGCAAGATTGTAACCTTCCGGCGTGAACTCTTCTTCCAACATCTTGACAATGTTACGATCAAATTCAGTCATGTAGGCCCCACTCAACATTTTGAAAGTGTAGCCACGATAATACTGTTTGATCTTTTCAGCCAACTCATAATAACTCTGACCAATCTGACTCACATCCTCAAGGTATTTGAGGACCAACTCACGATTGGTAGTCTTGATCACAACATTGCCGTTCTCATCAATCCACTCTCTGTCAGGCATATTATACTTGACATAGCCACTGTTCATCTCCTGTGCCAGACATGCAGCAGCCAACACATCCATTGTGCTATAGATGCGAGTGACTTTCTTTTGACGCGCCATGATTACTTGACCCTGTAGATGATGCCCTGCGCAGTCTTAACGCGCACGATGCCTTGATTAGCCCAATCTGTTTCAAACTCACGCAACTTAATTTTGCTTTGCTTGTCGCGCGGGTAGGGATTGAACACTTTAACGCGAATGTGCTTCTTACAGTTTGTAACCTTAACGTCTTGATAACTGTAGAGCATCTCCAATACCGTCTTGATTTGGTCCGCTTTAAGTTTAATCTTATCAGACCAGCGACTAGCATTCATCGCATGTTTGAACGCTGCGTCACGTTTTGCGAAATACGCATAACGACCCGCGCTCTGATGTTCCGTTTCAATAGTCTTGATAGTCATTTCTGTCTCCAGCAACTCACTATAATACTATTATGCGCCCAAATTAGGCCTGTGTCAACAACTAAAAATCCAATAGAATCAATAACTTACAGATCCTCAGAATCTACTGTAAATTCTAAGCGGGCCATACGCCCTACATAGAGTTTACGCTTGTCGTTCCAAAGCATTTCAAGTACTTGGTTAGTAGGGAACCGTACCCAAATTTTATTGTCCTTATAATCAATATCAACGAGGGGGCAGTTCACACTCCTGCCACCCTCGCTGCGCACCGAAATATTTTCGCCCTTACGCACTAAAAAGTACCCACTGAAATACGTATACTGTAGCTAGTACAAAAAGTATACAGGTCGCTATTACTCTAGCAGTTGTAATCCATTCTTCTGTTGGGCGAAATTTAGACATTTTAAACAGCCTTTTCATCTTCGCGGCGTTTAGCAGCAACAAGAAGGGCAGCGATACTTGCTTCAAGATCACCTGTCATGGTATAGAGATCCTCGCTAGAAAGGTTTTCATTTTCTAGTGCGATCATGTACCCAAGAGTACTAAGAACATCGCTGACCTGGGTCAGAGTAAGATTTTTATTAGCCATTATACACGCTCCTTTTCACAGTAAGTAAACAATATCCACTTCGCACGATTGAGTGTCTGACGGGCATCTTCATTCAGACCACGAACAATCTCTTCCTGCGCATCGCTCATCAGACTTGCAGCCATGAACGCAGGGCCACTGAAACGAAACGATAGACTGTCCTCGACCGCTTCACGCATTTGAGCCTCAGTACAACCAAACATGCCGACCTGACGCTTTTCCTGATCTGTAAGGGCTGAATAAATCTGAGTAGTCATATCAATCTCCGTCAATTAACTATATCTCTATTATACGGATTTAAAACCCAAAGTCAAGCCTTACGTAAGTTGTTGATTCTATAGAGGATTTACACCTTGATAGACTTGATAATCACTGTAATTTCCAGCGTATCCTGAAGGGTAACCCAGGCCAGGACCATATATAATTTCTGTGCGGTTGTCATTGTTCAGATCACTGAACATAGCATGATGCCCGTGATATACCTTAAGGATATCAGGAATCTTGCTAGACGGAACTTCTGTAAAATTACCATTTCCATTATTAAGATAAACAACACTCTTTTCTTGCTGGTGCCCCCAACGATATACAACTACGTCAGATTTGTTGTCCCCGTTCACATCCATACAATTAAGATAATGGGTAGTCTTAATATCTTTATCCAAAGCAGGAGAATTTACTCTAGTGATTTTACCATTACTAATTTTATACAGATGTATACGTGTCACAGAGTTTTCAAAACTAACATTACCTGAAGGATTGGAAGATGTTTGCCATGACAACCGCTGACCGGTATACTTCTCTTTCAATCGTAGAGCAAAAAACTCTGCTGCTACATACGTATCTTCACCCTCAGTAAAGACACAAGAACTATTATATGAAGGCATTAGGTATTCAACACCATCAATCGTAGCCAAAGATTCTTGTTGATCTCCGAATGTAGCACTACCATAAACCATGACTGGTGTTTTAGGACTGACAATAAGTTGATCCTTAACTTCATATCTGGTGTGCTGTCCAGAAATACCGCAGCATTGTACAAGACTTAGTGAACCCAATTCCCAACCAAAGTTCTTTTTGCTTTCAAGCGCCTGCGACACAATATTACTATCAAGGAACTTTGCGGTCTTAGCAAGAATTTGTGTATCAGCGGTTGGAGTGAAGTATATGAAACTCTTAGCCCAATTTTGATTTTGATAATTGAAAATATAGCCATTACTACTAAAGGTATCTTTATCTTTACCTTTAATAAGTATGACTTCATTATGCATAGCCCTGTTATCAATTCTTTCTACCTTATAAGAATTGTCGGGCTGGCTGAACATAACATCTATATAACTATTCCAACTATATTGCCCTTCGCTATTAGACCCAAAACGCCCATCTTCCCAAGTAGTAGCAAATACCAAATCTGGATATTTGTCACCGTTGAAATCACCGACGGTAACGTCAACACCTTCTGCAACAGCACCCGAAAGGTCTACGAAACTTTTACCAAACAATTCTTGATTACCCAATCTAAAAGTACCGTCGCTATTCTGTAGCAACGATACAAGTGTATTTTTAGTAGGCCCCTCTAAGACCATACCCCAAGTAGGAACTTCACACCAAAGAACAATCAACAAGTCTTTACGATTGTCCTTGTTTAAATCAATAGCAGGGACTAAAAAACTGTTAGCCTTGACACCGCAAGTTCTATCATAGTAGATAGAAAGACTGGGTATAGCATTTTTTACTTCGCGGAAGTAAACGACTTCCTGAGGTGCTGAGTTTGCAGTGACTGGCGTAGATGGAGCAGTAGTAGTGGGCTGTTGACTGTCGCCACCGCCTCCGCATCCTGCAATCGCAAGTACAGAAATAACGCACAACTTTTTCATTTGCATACCTATATAATTACAACAGATAGCATAATGATAACAGATTTAAATTGTTAGGTCAACTACCCCTACCCGTTTTTCGGGTAACTGCAGGTCCACCAAAACCTTTACTGTTGACCTTACCTTTAGTACCGTCTTTAGGATTAAAGTTTCCTTTATGCCCTTGTTGTTGTGCCTTTTTTCTAGCAAGAATGTCTGCTATTACGTTTTTCTTTTCTTCACTCATATTAAGTATTAATTAATGTTGCTGTTTCATGTCGTAAGACATTATTATTATTTATTGGAAAGGATTGACTGTAAAAACTTGTACACCATCCGTTATGATTATTCCAACCCGGACCATAAAAATCTATACGCCCAAAACCTTTTAAATTTAAGTATTCCTGTATTGGGTTATAGTGCCACCGATCACTATTATCCAAAATTATTATACCATTATCTTTTAATCTATGACTTTCAATAGCCATGACCGTACATAATGCTCTTGCCATACCGTCAATCACAATCAAATCAAAATGCTTTGCAGGTAATTCATAAATCTTACTAGCATATCCAGCAAACTCATCATTAATCAATCCATGCTGTAAATCATGATTTATATTGTGAGTTCTAATTTGTGTAAATTTTTGTATAAAATTATCAAAGACATGTGATGCCTCTGGCAAAGTAGGCGTATTTTGCTGGATTAAATGTATATCTAGATTTTGACATTCATTCTTAATCACATTATACCATTCTTCATTATGTTCAACGCTTACTAGTTGTTGTACATGTTTTTTAAAAAATAAAGTGCTGTACCCTGAACCATATTCAAATACAGTCCAATTGGGTTTTATGATATCTTTTAAAAATTTTATAGCGGGAAAGGTATACCAAGGTGTAACCCCATCTTCATCACAAGGACTATCATTGAACCACCCATTGGGCTGCAAATATAAATATGCATGAGTAAGTATATGCGACGATAACTCTTCGGGAAAAAGTAAGTTATTGGCTTTTTCTGGGTTCACAGAAATGGGCTTTTTCATTTTTTGGACTCTAAAAATTCTAAGACGCTTCCATATAAACTTATTATAGTAGCGATTTTACTGTCGTAGACTCTTATATATGCTGATTTTTTATGTGCTGTTTTTAGTCCAATATAGAAAGGACAATCTATTCTTTTTAACTTGATAGTAAGTTTGCTACCTGACCATAAATTTGTTTTTGCATTTTTAAGGTCTTTATATTCTTGGTCAGTATAAAAAGGAAAATCAAAATATTCAATTTCCGCTAAATCAAAAGCGTGTTTACCTTCTTCAGTTAAGCGTAGATTATTACTGCTTCTTCCAGTAATCCACCAGCGCATTAGTGTTTTTTCTTCTGGAATCTTTTTAAATTCACTATAAGAAGGTAGTTGCTCAAGTATAATTCTTGTTAGAATTTCCTTCTTATTACTCATCAGGATAAACTTGTCTACCTTGATTTAAAAAGTGTACAGTAAATTTATCTGTCTTAAAAAGATTGTTAAGTTTACGACATAGATTTCTTGCATGTCCGGGATTGCTGAAACTTGTTTTCTTATACTTGGGTGCGACTTCGTTAGCAAGATAGTGTTGACTTTTTAAGTTGATAGGTTGATCGTCATAAAAAACTGCCCATATACCGCTTGCCTCTACGATTTGATCGCACTTGTATGTTGTTTTATCAACATGCTCTAAAATAATTTTTGGCTGTGTTCTACTCATTTAAATGTGCCACCTTTAATTTCTACTTTAATAACTTCTTCCTCAGCCTTATTAGATTTTTGCGCTTCATTTAAATCTATAAGTAATTTTGCAATTTCATCCCTTAGCAACTTGGCGTCACTCATCGCTAACACTAAATCTTTAGTTTTCTTTCCTTCAAGTTTTGAAACTTTATCAAAAAACAGTTTAATGTTTACCATGTCAAGTATTTAGTAGACTATTTACCTCGGCCTCTGTTTTAAAAGGCCCGACGTACTCATATCGCTGAATAAAGATGTATTTAGGGCAGAAAATCGCTTGTTTTTGACCGTTTTGATTAATTAAAAACCAACCCGCAACTTGATAACATTTACTCTTTTTAGATTTGGTAAAAATATGAAGTTTTCGCTTAACGTCAAAAAAACTATTGTAGATTTTATTAGGCACTGGATAATCGGGATACGGTAATTCAACTGTGGTCTTGTTTGATTTAACAGGTTGAAAGTGTATTTTAGTCTGTTTTTGAATATCCCTGGTATTATTAAATTGTAATGTACTACCATTAAGTATTACTTCATATCCGGCACTATTGGCTTGCACGTTACCGACCTTTTTCTCACCGTCGGTCACTACCCAATATTGATCTTTGATAATAGGTTTAGCAACTAGTTCGTTCATATTCACCTCTGTAATTCTTCCCATACTAATTCTTTTGTTGGCACATATGCTACAGGCTTGATCCAACCTTTTGCTTGACAAGTATAGACAACATGCCTATAATTGTCTGGACAATTCTCCATAACAACAATGGCGGCGCGTGGATACTCTATCATATCCTTAGTAAACTTATAACCCTCGTCACCTGGAAATAATGTTTTTACTTCATTAGGTTTTACAATGTAGGGCATAATTCACCCTTATATGGATAATTCAGCCACTTAGCATAAGTCTCAGCCTGCTCACTAACTTTGTTGAGTTCATACTTGCCACAGAATTTCATAAAGTGTATACCAACTTGCGGAGCAGTAGTTGTGCGAACACCTTTGATGATGCTCAGGTCAACAAGATCCTTGATCTCGTCAGGTTGTGCGGTCAAGTCAATCAATAACTTATTACGCTCATACAAGTCCTTAACACGATACTCGACACCATCAGGGTCTGCCCAACGCTGTAACATCATGTTATTCCAATTAAAGCCTTGCTTGTATCGATCAGCATAGGCTTCAGTCAAGCCGACCTTGTTCTTGCTACCCTTAGTGCGTACACCAGGATAGGCACTGAACACGTTGTCGCCTGCGTCACCGCGCATGATCTTCTCAAACAAGTGAAACTGGGGGTCACCGAGAGTCTTGTGTTCCCCAGTTTTCTTGTCCTTGACAGGCTTACCCTTGTCATCAAAATAACCTTCAAGGGTGATCAATTGATTTGCAACACCGTTATACTGTTTGACATTAGTGTTAATCAACTGTACATAATCTGTATCGCTGCTAATGATATAATGTTCGTCGTTGGGATGTAGATGAATAAATCGTGCGATCAAGTCATCTGCTTCGGCCCGTTCATGGCGCAATACCGACGTATTAGTTTTCTCACGTAGGAACGTAGTGAACATATCATACGTTTCCCAGAACATCTTATTTTCTTCTGCTTCGGCTTCAGTCAATGCGGCCTCAGCAACCTTACGATGTGCCTTATACTGCGGATATACATCCTTACGCCATGATCTGCCCTCAAGACAGAACACAACATGATCAATACCAAACCTACGCACAGCCTGATTCACACTTGATAGACTCAAGTGCAATGCCATGCCGATCTTCTCCCAAGTATCACTATTGCGACTAGCAATATGTCGGGCACGAAAGAACGTGTTTGCTGTATCAATGAGAGCGTATTTCACAAGCACACCTATTTACAAATATAATATACGTATATTATACTAGTTTATTACGTGTGTCAACTGATTTCAGTCCGTCCGTTACCCAAATCTTTGTTACCTATAATGCGTAAATCACTTTGGCTACGCTTATCCGGATCGGCGACCTCTTGTTCATATATTTCTAATGCAATATTACGGCATACAGTTTGGAACCAGCGATCAACAATATCATTGTCTGTATCAGTTGGTTTTACTTTATATCCTTGCTTTACCAAATTCACTATAAACTTATCATTCCAATCTAACTCAAAACTACCATTGTTTAGATTATTTGGATCTAAGTCTACTTTTAATATAGCAATATAAGGTTCACCATTTTGAGTCGCTTCCTCTTTAGGACTTATTTTCTTTTTAGTTTTGGGAGCAGCCTCGCGCAGAGGCTCGGGCCTTGGCTCCTCAGTTTTCACTCCCAAAAGTTTTTTTATTTTTTCAAACATGGATCATTCTGCCTAATGCTTTCTAATATAGCATTTTTAAATAAAGTCTTAAAGTCTAAACTATACTTAGTAGTAGATTTGATGTGCCCAGAAATTTGTATAAGTTTTTCTTTAGGGATATCAAGACGGAAACCATCTCCGTAATGACGTAAACCCTTAAGCACTGTTTCCTTATCTGCTATACAAGCACCGTCTGCTCTAACGATTAATATAATATCACAAACCAAATTTGGATCTATCGTGCTTTTGTTAGTTCCGTTACTATTATTAAACTGTATATTGTTAGCGTCTTGTAGTTCACCGTTCTTGGTGTAGAAAAACTTGCTAACCTGACTTTTAAGTTCACCTTCAATATTATGTTTGGGCCATATAAAGTCTCTGTGGTCCTCGCCTACATAGATTAGTGTATTATCCTTTTCTTGATTTTCAACTAACAACTCAATAATCCAACCTTTCATGAATCGTAGTTGACGGTCGTTTAATCCATCCAAACTATTACTGTAATCAATGACATACTGCCAATTAATTTTTTTGAGATCATCAATGATTGATTGACTAATAGTTGGCATACTCTTTATAAAGTTTTAAACTCGCAAGATTTTTTGCTTTGCTCTCGCACATAATATCAGCCCAAGACCAGTGACCATATGCCCAATCATTCATAGCATTATTGTAAAAGTAATCACTGTGCGCACGTAACTTCTGTTTGTTGTAACCACTTTCTAATAGTAAATTGAGGTCATGTCGTTCGGATGTATTGCGGTCAATGACACCATCTTCCCGTGATGTGCTAAAATGAATGACAGGGCGCACACCACGCCAACTATCAATAAAACGTTTGATACGATCATCATTGGCTTGTATATATTCACCTGTCTTGACCCAATGATGATGTATGTCTAATACTAGACCCAGATGTCCACAGAGTTCGAGGCTTGATTCAACTCCCCATGATATCTCATCATTCTCAATTGTGATTGAGTTCCGTGCCTCGGGAGTAAGTCTGCCGAGAACGTCTTTGATACCGGTTGGACCTTTGCGGCCTGAGATGTGAACATTGATTTTAATGTCCTGAAATTGTTTACCGTACCCCATCCAACGGGCCATATCCACATGATATTCAAACTCCTCTATACTCTTATTTACTACTTCTTCACGGTCGCTAGCAAGAACAACGAATTGATCGGGATGAAACGATAGACGAACATCATTGGCACGTGCGGTGTCGCCGATAGGTGCCATCCAGCGAGCCAAACTGTCCTGTACATCCTTAGATTTCCAGAAGTACTGATATTCGTCCATAGTATAGAAACTGAACATATCGCTGGTAAGTCGCAGCATACGCAATTGCGG